TCCCCGCCGTTACCACGATCGCTTGTGCGTGTTGTGTGTATTTTGGTGCTGGAAAAGCTGTAACAACGGTTGTAACGGCCGTTGGTACGACTTTGCTCGGCATTGTCAATCAGATTCCCGTGAAGTCTGAATGACAGTTTGTGGTTTGATTAAGCCCTCTTTTGAGGGCTTTTCTAGTTCTGATAGGTTTGTTTATGGCAAGTAGTATTTCTTTACTTTATCCGATTGTGTCGGATTTTGAGCGCTCTGTTGAGCGCTTGGATCCTCAAGTATATAACTACTTCTGTCTTCATGGTAAACAAGTGTTCGCCTGTTTGCAGCGTAAACGCTATCGTGTGCTTGCGCAAGGCTGGCAACCTCAAGGTTGCTTAATGTCCGAGCATTGTATTGCTGGTGATCGTCATATTGTTGTTGATACTTCGTCTTTTCAGACGATGATTGATTACTTTGTTTATTCGGTTCTCGAGCTTTGCAACCTCGAGCGTAATTTATCGGGTGATTGATTTATGGCCTGCGCTTCTCCTATTGCTATATATATACGTTCTCAAAATCGTACTATCGAGGTGCCTTGTGGTAATTGTTGTAATTGTCGCGCTCAAAAGGTCTCATATTTTAACTTTCTTGCGACTCGTGAGCTTGCCGATTGTTATAAATCTGGTTTGCAATCGTCTTTTGTAACTTTGACATATGCTCCCGAGTATTTACCTCAAAATTGCACTTCTGACGGAGTTTATGCGACTTTGCGTAAAAAAGATTTGCAGGATTTTTTTAAACGTCTTAGGTCTAACTATTATTATAAGTATGATCAAAAATTGCCTTTGCGCTATATTGCTTGTGGTGAGTATGGCGATACATTCGGTCGCCCGCATTATCATGTTCTTTTTTTTGGCCTTTCTGATCGTGCAGTGTCTGCTCTTTTGCTTGGTCAAAAATTATTAAAATCTGGCCGCAAAAAAAAAGTGCGCGCGTGGTCGTTTGGCGAGATACAAATTAAACCTTTGCTTGCTGGTGGTATTAGGTATGTTTTAAAATATCTTAATAAAAGTCCGACTGGTAAACTTAAAAAACAGTTGTATGTCCATACTGAGCCGCCGTTTTTGTTGCATAGCCTTCGACTTGGATATAAAGGTGTCGATTATACCGATACTTTTACTTATAGGCAAAATGGCGTTGAATTGCCTGTGCCTTATCAATTAAGGCAGCGTTTTGATCATAATAAAATTTTTGATAAAAATATATTTGTTAAAAAATTACAGAATGATGCGTCGCGTCTTGGCTTTCGCGACTGGCGCGCGTACGCTCGTAAGATTGCTGAAGAAAGTAATGCGCAAAAAATTATTAAATTGCGTCAAGCAGGACAACCCGTCTTTGATACGACGTCAACGTTTGTAAATATTTCTACTATTAAAGAGGTTAAAAATAGTGATAACACTGCTCCGCCCGAAATTGTTAATAATGAGAGAGTTTGAAAATTGTTAATTATTAAAACTTTTGATTTTTAATAAAATCAAAAGTACGCTCCGCGCGTAGCGGAGCTTACTATAGGAGAATTGTATGAAAAACGATGTATTTGTAATTTACGATACGGTGTCTTGCCGCTATGGTAATGTGTTCGCGTCGCCGAATCTCGCGACTGCTACGTTGGATATAACCCGTTCAGTTCAAGGTCAAAAGGACTTTGATTTGTCTTCAATCGAGCTTTGCTCGATCGGATCTATTGATGTCGAAACTGGTGTTCTGGAGCCGTGCGCTCCTGTTCGGCACTCGCTTGTTTCAAAAACGAGCTCCGTTCCGATTTCCGATATCGAAAAAAAAATGACTTGACAGATCCGTTTTATGTATTATAATGTGCGTGTGCGCGATTATCGCGCGCGCGCGTAAAAACTTTTTAAGGAATTTATATGTCTACTTTTAATCTGGATTCAGTTGCCGGCTTTGATACCGGTTCTAATTATCGTTTCGGCGATAAACAAACTGTTGCTCGTCCGCCGCGTTCGCTCTTTGATTTAACTCATCAAAATACGATGACGTTGCCGCCGCATGCTGACGGTCTTCTGGTGCCGATCTGCGTTCAGCCGACGGTTCCCGGTGATAGTTTTGACATCACCGTTAATAACCTTATTCGTGTACTTCCGCAGGTTGTTCCGTTGTATAGTCGTAAGAGACTGTACGTTCATGCGTTTTATTCCCCCTGCCATACGTTGTATAAACGATGGCGTACGTTTGTAACTGGCGGCCGTACAGGCATGGATAATGTATCTTTGCCTTTTCTTAATGTCAACAATGTTAATACCGTGTTAAAACTTACTTCTTCAAGTTTATTACATTATTTATACGATTTGCCTATCGGTTTTAATTTATCGGATACGAAAGTTTCTGCTTTACCCGCTATGATGTATCAGCGTGTTGTGCGTGATTATTATACCAATCAGAATTTGTATTTAAAGGATGTTTGGTCTTCTCTCTTTCCAGATGATGATTCCGATTATATCCTTACTGATACCGGTTTGCCGTTCGGCGATAATGCGTTGTCTACGCTCGTGGCTCAAGAGCCTGATTATGCTAATTGGGCGCTTGACGCTTGGCATTATCGCGATTACCCGGCGGACTATTTTACGTCAGCTTTGCCATTCCTTCAGCGCGGAGACGCTCCGACTGCTGACGTATCTATTAACGGCAATTTTAACGTCGGCGCATTTGATAAAGTTTCTGGTAAATTTTATCAACTCGGCGTTTCTGTTATGAATGACGTTTCCGGTTTTTCTGGTAATCCCTCTACCGGCGGTGTTGCTTGGTTTGATCCTGCTGATCGTAATAAACCCACTGCCGCTTTTATTAAACAGTATGATTCATTGTCTCCTATTTCTAATGCCAGTCTTGGCGTTAGTCCTTTGAAAACTGTAACTCCGTCTTGGCCTTTGGGTTCTGTTGATACAAAAGCCAATGGTCTCGCCGCTCCTCTTGTCGCCTCTGGCGGTACCTTGTCGTCGTCTCTTACACTCGCTTCGCTTCGTGGTCTCGTGATCGCTCAGTCGATCCTCGAGCGTCTCGCTCGCACTGATGGCACGTATGGATCAAGCATTGTATCGCTCTTTGGTGTTAAACCTCGCACTGTCGATAGTTATAAGCCGTATTATATCGGCGGTACCTATACGTCAATTACCTTTGGTGAGGTTGTCCAAACCTCACAGTCAACTACTGATAGCCAGCTTGGCCAGTACGCTGGTCACGGATTCGGTGTCAACAATAACGGCTACGTTGGTCATGTCGATTGCGATGATTATGGTTATATCATGCTTATTGCGTCTGTCGTCCCCGACGTGTATTACTCACAGGGTGTCCGTTCTGATTTTACCGCGCTTACATCTGCCGAATTGTATATGCCCGATCGTGCAGGTCTCGGATTGCAGCCGATTCTCAATCGCGAGCTCTACTGTGATGGCTCGTCCGCTGATAAGGATTTGTTTGCGTATCAAGATGCGTTTGACAATATGCGGTATCGTTCTAATACGATTCACGGTCAAATGGCCGATAAGTCCAAATTGTCTTTTTATCCTTATACGCAGTCGCGTTATTTTGCTGCTCGCCCGACTTTTTCTCGGAAATTTGTATCGATGAAAGATAACGTCCGCGATGATTATCTCGCCGCGCCTAATGAGAGCGCGTATACGATATCGTTTGATATCGGCTTGCGTGCTGTCCGTCCGTTGCCGTATCGTGCTGTTGCGTCTTTGACTACATAAGTGTAGTTGTTGTAATGTTGTAAGGAGTGTTGTATGAAAAGATTTGCTACTATTGCGCCGTTTGGTGCACAAAAAGTTGTTGATTATGAGCAGTCGTATGTTGCTGATTTCGGCGAATCGGTAACTGATGATCGGTATTTTACGCCCCGTGAAGTTCAGCCGCTTGTTGCGGCTCCGACGCCGTCTCCGGTGTTGTATGATTTTCCGGATGGTAGGGATACTGGTGTGTCCCTGCCTGTATCTCGCAAAAAAGGAGTTGATCTTGCCGAAGTTTCACTTGAAGTTGGCCGTCTCAATAAGATTGTTGAAGACGATCTCGCGAGTGCTCTCGAACTCAAAAAAGCAAAAGATCGCGTTGCCGCTGTACGTGCTGAGGTTGATTCGGCGCAAGTTGCGCAACCTGCTGTAGATAAAAAATAGGTTAAATCTCATTTGCACCCCCTTGATGTGCAAATGAGAATCTGACAGAATTTTAAGAGGATTGTATGGAATTTTTAGGTTTGATAATTGGTGCTTTTGCAAGTCTTTTAACTGCCGCTATTAGTGCCACTGCTACCAATTCGTATAATGGTTCGCAGCAACAGTTTGTTGAAAAACAAAATGATATTACCCGTGAGCGTGAGGATACGGCTTATCAACGCGCTGTCGCTGATGCTCAAGCCGCCGGTTTTAGCCCGCTTGTGGCCGCCGGTACTTCCGCCGGTCAGACATCTACCCCTATACAGGCGACTGGTACGGTTAACCCTGCCGTTGCTTTTGATGGCATTGCTAACGTTCTCGCTGATGCTGGCACTGGTGCTGCAAAATTGGTGTCTGAAGGTAAAGATCGAAAATCTCGTGAAAATATTGCGTCTCAGCAGATATCTGCTTCTTTGGAGCAGTTGAAGATGAAGCTTGAAGCTCAAGCTGCTGAAAATGCCTCTGAGCGTACTATGCAGGATTTGCATTTTGTGCGTCAACTCGAGTATCAACAATCTGTTCTTAATGAACAGATACGTGCTTCGAATGAAAAAGAATATCTTGAATGGCAAAAGACTACTACTGATACGTTGGTTAAAACGTATGGTGGTGTTAATATCGAGTATTCTCGTGATTTAAATTTTGTAAAAACAAAAAATCACGAATGGTTGCTTGCGTATAAGCAGTTTGTAGATGACAATCTTTCCGACGCAGTTCGTACGTCTAAAGGTTCCGGCTCTTCGTCTTCTGGCGGAGCCAATCTCGGAGTAAACGTGCTTGGTTCCGGTGCCAATCTTGGCGGTAACTCTTCTGTTGGATCTAATCAGTTCAGTTCCGATGATCGTACCGTTAATATCGCATACAAATATCGTGCGTTCTGCGCCGAACATCCGTACTATGTTTATGTTCCGTCTCGTTATTAAAGTGTTTGTTAAACGCTTATTAAAATATCTTCTATTAAAGAGGTTTAAGATGAGTAAGAAATTGAACACATTTCTTTCCACTGTAATTCCCGCCGTTACCACGATCGCTTGTGCGTGTTGTGTGTATTTTGGTGCTGGAAAAGCTGTAACAACGGTTGTAACGGCCGTTGGTACGACTTTGCTCGG